TAATGGTATTAGTTCATTTGTTAGATTTGTTCCACCAGTAACAATGACTACAAATACATTTTATCAATATTCTGCAATCGGATCAACCATGACTGGTGATGGTGCAACTGGAAGCATGTATATCACAAATGGATATCCAGACCAAGTACAATCAGTATATCGAGTTGGAATAGGCGGTACTTTTGGTTTTTCATTAGATTATACTGCCGGCAAACCATCATTTATGTTTAAACTTTTAGTTCTGTGCTTTGATGTTGGTCAAGGTCAAGTAAAACGAGTAATAGATTTGAACGATTCAGGAACATTCTTAGGCCTTTGGGAGTAACAAATAATGGCGCAAGCAACTTCATTAACATATGGCGAGATTAAACTTGCTGGAGATTTAGCCGGTAATAATAATGCGTTAGCTCCTGAGTTAACCAATACTGGTGTAACTGCCGGTAACTATATTTTACCGAAGTTAACAATCGATTCAAAGGGTAGAATAACTGATGCAGTCAACTCTACTTGGGTGGATATTTTACCACTTGTAACTACAGCAACAACTTCCGTAAAAGGTATAGTTCAGATTGGAACAAATATTGACATAACGAGTGGTGTTATTAGTATTCCAGTGGCAACATCATCTACACTTGGTGCCGTGCAAGTTGGTACCACTTTGACTGTAAGTTCTGGTGTCTTAAATGCACCGACTGCATCTGGTTCAGTTCTTGGATTGATTAAAGTTGGCAATGGACTTTCAATAACTTCTGGGGTATTAAGTCTTAATGCTCCTTTAGCAACAACTTCTGTTCCTGGTATTGTACAAGTTGGATCTAACTTAACTGTTTCAGGTGGTGTGATTAGTGCTCCGTTAGCAACTACTTCTACTGCTGGTGCGGTAATCGTTGGATCTAATATCTCAGTTAGTTCTGGCACAATCAGCATTCCTATAGCAACAGCTTTAGTGTTTGGTGTTGTAAAACCTGGTGCAGGCATTTCAATAACGGCAGGTGTTATCAGCACAACAGGTAGCGCTGCAACAACTTCAGCTTTAGGTTTAGTTCAAGTTGGTACGAATATCAATGTCAGTGCTGGTGTGATCAGCGTTAATACTGCAACAACTTCTGTTTTAGGCGTTGGATCTGTTGGTTCTGGTTTAACAGTGAGTGCCGGTGCAATATCTGCAGCATTAGCGACTGCATCTACAGTTGGTGTTGTAAAACCTGGAACAGGAACAACTATTAGTGCTGGCGTTTTAAACTTGACAAACTCAGGTATTGCGTCAACTTCAAATCTTGGAACGGTAAAGATTGGTGCTGGACTTAATATTGCTGTAGATGGTACGTTGAGTTTATCATCTTCATCTATAATGATGACAGGATCAGGACTTGAAGTAACTAGTGCTGGTGTATTGCAGTTAACTCAAACAGGTTACATTAGTCAAATGTCTAACTATAGTGATTATGTTTCTGGAGCAACTTTATCTTTACAATGGGGTAATGGTGGTTCAGCGTTTATCTGTGTTAATGTTGGTGGTGCAACAAATGCAACGGCTATTGCTGCGGTTACTACAGCAACAATACCTGCATATGCAACAAATGCTGGTTCACAGTTTTGGTTGTTTTACAACACTACTGGTGCATCAATAACATTTAAAATACCAAATAATGCAACATTTTATTCAGCAACATTAAATGGCACTACCGAAAAATACCTTTTAGTAAGATATGATTTCTTACCATCAGGTTCTGCAGTTTACCCACTTGGTATTCCAGATATCACTAAAGTAATGTGGAAGTTCGCATAATGTCAATATTAAATATTCTACTAAAGCTCTCACCTGCCCTTGAACAAGGCGAATCACTGGCAAATGCAAGTACTTGGACAAATGTTGTCCAAGCTAAAAATGCCATAATCACGGTTCTTGGTTTTAGTTTGGTAATCATTAAGCAACTTGGTTACGACTTACCAATCAGTGACTACCAACTTGTAGAACTTGCTGGTGCGGTAGCGTCGATTGGCGCGGTAGTTAACGGCTACTTTCATGTAGCCCTCAATAAAGAAGTAGGATTAAAACGACATTAAGACGTATAGTCTTTTGTCACCTTTTTGAACTGGAAAAATACCGGTTCTACTTCTATGAAGAATGGCTTATGGAATCGGACATTTTTCGTTTCGATTCCATACTGCTTTCTTACGTGTCTTTGAAAAGCATTTTCTCGTCTTATGTCTTGCTCTTCCTTGTATTTCTGATCTTTTAGCTTAGAGGTCTTCAACCTTTCAGCTAACAAAATCTCGTGCTCACTTACCAGTTCGTCATACTTCTTCCGCAGATCAGTTACCCTTTGCTCGGCCTCTCTAATCTGCTTGTTTATCTCAGTCGAGTTATTCTTGTCATAAGAATAAAGTACTTTTAAAGTCATCCGTTCTTCTCTAATGTCAGCTAGACATTGCTTTTTTTCTGAAAGGAGTCGTTTGCCTTCATCGATTAGGTCTTTATGTTTAGCTTTTGCATTTTCTTTCTCCATTTGCTTTTTCCTATTTTTCCGACGAAACACTTCAATCTTCAACATCAAGGTCATTGCTAATCTGTCAAGTCGGAAGTCAGTTTGTTTACGTGGTGTAAAACTGGCCAAGACAAGTTCTAAGTGATAAGCAGTCATAAAGTCACTCCTATGTGCGCTTTTTTACTTATTTATGTTATCTAGTTATCATTTTTATGTCGTTTACCTGTATACAACTTACAAAACCTATTATAAGATATCCACATATTCTAAATACCAAGGAGAAAATCATATGGCCACTTCAAAACAAATCAAGCACTTCATGTCACAAAACAATGTTTCACGTGACGAAGCAGTCCGCCACTTCAGAGAAAACAAAGTTGATGAGACCACCAAAATGGTTTCATTGATTGAAGATTTACTGGAACATCACATCAACAAGATCTACAGAGAAAGCGCCGTCACTAAGCCAAATGGCTATGTGCTAAACCCAATCATTGCCGACCAAGTTGACCGTGTCATCAAACATGTCTGTAACACAGATCCAACTATCCTGCACAACTTTTTCAACAGCAAATATTCTGAAGCATGGGTAAGTTCATTTGAAGTCAGAAATAACACAAAAGCAATCACTGAACTGGCTGACATTACAAAGTTGGACAAACGCGAACAACTCAAACTTGGTATATTTGACTACATTGGTGGTTGGTGCAAACTTAACGACAGTGACACAGTGACACTGATTAAAGCAAGAATGTAGGAACCACAATCTTTTTTCACAAGTGATCCCAGAGGTGATCTGCTTCATTCAGATCACCTTGTAACTAAAATGTAATGAGGACTTTATATGCAAACCAATCAACTGACACCTGACACACAAAAGTTTATCGACGAGATCAATAAAACGAAGACTGTCGAAGAACTGATAGCCATCTTTGAAAAACAATCTTTGGATCATTAAATGGCTAAGGCTATTCTGGTAGACTATTGGCCTATACGAGTTATGAAGTTAACTCAACATAAAAATAACCCAAAGAAAGTCGCCTTCTGGAACTCAGTCGGATCTCTCATCTGGTGGGCACGTCAGTTTGAATATGACTTAAGTCACATTGACATAAAACTACTGTCTAAAAGCGACTTCAAAGATGACTCGATCATTGATGACTTAATCTTACACTTATCACAGGTAAAAAAATGAAAACACATTCACACATCGTTCCGCATCTAAAAAGAAGATACTATGACTTGCTACTTTGGATCAAGCGTAATGATCCAGACTTCAGTGTCGAGGTCATGGTTGAAAACTGCCACAATGATCAAATCACCAAAGCAGGTTGCGCAACTTGGCTCAACATTTATTATTCAGACTGGTTAACTAATCGACTTGTTGATGACGACCTTTCTACTGAAGATTTCAAAAAACTTTGGTTGGGATTCAGAGAAAAGTTAGATGAGTGCTACAATACGTAAAGCTGATCACATCTCGTCTTTATAAACTTCAAACTTGAATGTACCTACATCCATTCCACAAAAGTGCACAGAGGTGATCTGAGTGACACATAAAATGTTGAAGAAATCAAAGCCATATGCCCCTATACCTGGTGATCCACGATCAATAGCTCGCTGTAAAAAGGCGTTAAGCTTTTGTCTAAAGTACCTTAAAGAATCAGAGCCAAGACAGGTTCATCGTAACACTTTAGATCTGTATTTTGGAGCTCATTCAAAAAATCTTAGCGATTGGCTGAGACGCAGACTGCTACTCAAGTTCAGTCATTATGAAGTTGGTGTTGAATGTAAAAGCTATCTGCTTAATACTGAACGCCTGTCTGACGTAGTTGACTACATCAAGTCAGTTGGTAAAAGAAACAGAAGTGCAGTCTCTATTGTTGATTACAAGTTGCACGACTTTGTTGATTTCGATGAAGAGTTAGTTTTGTACAAACCTGAGCTTGTCGCCGGCGTATTTCAATATAAAGAAGTTGACAATCGCTTTTATCACCCGCTGATATTTCTGTCAAAATCAGTCAAATCAAAGTTCTGGTCAAGTGTTGGTTATAACTTCAACTATGACGTTTCGACCTGTGCTCCTACTCTACTAGTTCAACTTGCCATTCGACATGGATTTAAAAAAGCTGAACCAATACTCGACTTCATCGAAAATAAACACGTCTATCGAGAACTTGTTTCTTCAATCACTGGGTTCGATGAAAAGCAAAGCAAAGATTTAATCAACGCGTGGTTCAATGGAGCTCGACTTTCAAGTCATCATCAATGTGCTACATTTAGACATCTACAATATGATGAAGAAAAAATGAGTGAGCTAAAGACAAATGAAAAAATAGTCGACTTAAGAAAGTCAATCGCGTTGATGTGGCAGCAAATAAAAAAAGCGAGACATATAAGTTGTCGTCTCAATGGAAAGATAAAGATGAACTTGTACTTCAATGAAGAAAGAAAAGTGATGGATGAAATATGTAATGAAGTTGCTCAACAAGAAATATTATTTTTCAGAGAACATGATGGATTTAGGACAAATGAAAAAGCGGATAAAAAGAAGATTGAAGAAAAAGTGTTGATGAAAACAGGTTACAAGATAAAGTTAAAAGAGGAAGAAATATAACTGCTGTGTGGGGGGCCATCCTTGTGGTGAACAAGTTGCACTAGTATCATAGATTAGTTTAAGAAGTTGTTCTAAGTTGTTGATGTTGTGTTCGTCATAGTGCAGACACATGGGGGTACTTCAAGTGGCATCACTTATAAAACGTTTTATAAGAGTGTAAATAGAAGGTGACATATTTTATAATGTCACTGTGTTGTTTTTTTGGAGGATAAGCACAATGAACATGTCATTGTCATCAAGGTGATTAGTGTTACGCACGACACAGTCGAATATTGATATGCCAATCAGAAAAGAAATAACTATGGGTTCTTCTTTTTTTATTACTTTGACATAAAACCTGGTCAACCTGTTTTTGAATCAATGAAAAGCTATCAAATAAATCGATTTCGACAAGGTAGTCAATGGGTATTTGACTGGACTACCGTTAAGCAAATCTAAACTTTTTAACCCAATAGAGGTAACCTTTTATGAATAAAATCGTAGTCACTATCACAAAAAAACCAGATCTTTCAGGCACTTCATGCACAATATGGTTCCGTAGAAATGGATCACCGGCAGGTTATAACCAGTACAACAAAGCTCACCGTAGCTATGGAGAAAATCTTCTTCAAATGGGCCCTGGTGTTTATCGCCTAACAACCGAAAGAGGCGAAAATGGCAAGTGGTTTACAACTGACCTTGAGCTCATCAAACAGTTCAACCAAGAATGGAACGCAGTTGAAGAAACAGATACATATGAGTTTACCTGTGTCACCTTGGTCGGGAACAAACTCAACTATTGCTCAAGCTTTGCCTTAACTGACGAAGTTAGATCTGAACCTGAACTTTACACAAAGTCATTAAGAACTGACATTGGTAACAAGCTCATCGAAGGCGAACTATACAATGTAGTCAGGATAAAACAAGGTAGTCGTTGGGACTGGGATGAATCAACCATTATCCCTACACCAAATGACGTCATCCGTCGTAAGTCACAATGGTTCCGTGATTTGTTTAATGACGGTAAACTTAAGTCACAAAAGATCATTTGCCCATATGACAAGCCAAGTGGGCCAACAATCATAGTATGGTAACTAAATGAAACAACGTCAAGAAGGACTTTGGTATTTGACTGAAGAGACCCGCGAACGGATGTCTAAGTCAAAGATGGGTAAAGCCACGCCATGGAATGAAGGCAAACAAGAAAGAATCCCTTGCCCTCATTGTGGTCGACTCATTGGCTATAAGCAACTTAAAAAACATGAGAGTTATTGTGATGCCAAAGTTTCGGAGTAAGTTTGAAGCAACCTTTGCCAGGCAACTTAAAGATGCCAGCATAAAATATGACTATGAGCCAGAGAAGATCTTGTATTCGATCGTTCATAACTATACACCTGACTTTAAACTTGCTGAAAATGTCTTTATTGAAACAAAAGGCCTTTGGACTGGAAATGACAGGAACAAGCACAAGCACGTTCGTGATCAGAACCCCGACATAAAGATTTTACTTGTTTTTCAAGATCCTTTTAGATCACTTTCTAAAAAAAGCAAGACCACCTATGTAAGTTATTGTGACAAGCTTGGGTGGGCTTGGTCAAGTTCTAACATGGCCGACGTAAAAGCGGCCTTAGACAAACTTTTAAATACCTAACTTTTGGAGGGGGTAATGCATATGGGACGTCTAATACTCTGTTAAATCAGACTGCCGAAGAACTCAGTCGTATGAAAACTATTCCACTTAAGTGTGCCCCTCCTTAAATCAAGAACACACTTAAGAAATCTCCTTGTTCATGTAGCGCCTGCCTACATATAAGCTCTCAGCAGGCACTTACTCATTTTTAAAAAAGGACATTTATGCCAACGTCACTATGGACAGTACTCAGCTACATAGCTGACATCTACAGAAGACAAGATAATGAATCAGAGTTTGACTTCCACAACCTATTCACCGTCGCCAACAAATACTGTGCAACCGTAGAGCTTGACGAAGAAAAAGACCTTACTGAACTCTTTTTAATCTTTATGGAAATCAGCAAAATCGGCCTAGGACTTGCTGAATCAACTGACAATATCTTAAAACAAGAAGAATCTTCTGGATAACTTACAAAAAGTATTGTAAGTTAGGTAAACTTTATGATATGATGATTTCCATTGGAGGTAGTTATGTTGAAGATTTTGGTTTTAGTTCTATTAAGTCAGAGTGTATTTGCAGAAGTGTTGTACGTGACACCTCAGATCACCTCTGGGACACTTAGTTACAGGGTTAGTAATAACCCACAACCTTATTCAATAACACCCCCAAAGGTTCCTGATCTTAAGCCAATCTGTGCTAACTTCGGAAAAGATTTTGCAACAACTCAATGGTTGAAGTGCGCTGAAGCCGGTCAACTTAGGAAATAAAATGATTATTCTTGATGATTTACTCTTTTTTCAAGAAAGTATTTAACCAGTTCATGGCAAGGTAAAAGGTAAAAAACGAACCATTAAAACCGTGCTGGCTCAGCAATGAAGATATCTTTCAATAGGTCAAGTCAGGAATCGAATCTTTGGAAAAAACCAAGCAAGGTTTTGCGTAATGCCTGTCTATGATCACTCAATCTCAGAAAGATATGACAGCTTATCCAGAGCCATGTCTGCTGATGACGTTGCTCAAGAAATCGAATACTTGATTAACCATCCACTAAAAGCAAGTGCATTAACAATGAAGAGAACAAAATGAATGACAGGCATTTTATTGAAATGAAAAAACTTTTTAGTAATGGAACAGTTACTATAAAGACGAACAAAGGCGATGTACTTGAAACCAAGGTTGTTGACGGCGTCGTTGAAAAATCAACGCTGACCCGACCAGTTGTCACACCAAGTTTACCAAAAGACATCCTAGATCTACTCCACCAAGACGTCAAAAACAGCATTGTGGCCGATATAGATGAAGAATGGCTTGACCCAACCCTCAGAGAAGATTTTCGTGATGACAAAAAGCTCTACAGAGATGTTATCTCACATCTCTGTGTTGCTGAACTTGTCTTTGGTCCGGGCATTAACAAATATCTACTCAAGTCAGGTGCAGCAAGAAAAGATGTGACACTTTTAAAAGTCATGAAAAACGTTAGATCCGTTCTGACTGAAATGTTACGCTTTGGTTCTATTGAAGAACTAAAAGAACTAATCAAATCATAAAGGAAGAAAAAACAAATGACTGAACTATTACTATTTTTATTACTTGCATATTTTGTTGTAAAAGACATATCAAAAGGCCTGCTTATTTCTAACATTAGATATCATTTTGATAAGTACTTCAATAAAGTTTCAAAATACTTTAAGAAATCAAATCAACTCACAGATGAAGAGTTCGTTTTTTCCTGTTTAACACAAAAATATATGTCAGTTCACAATAACCTGCAGTAGTCAAGTAATGCAACTTAATACTGGTTTCTTTCCCTTTACTGTTGATCTATTCATTAGTAAAACTGGAATACATGACTGCATTGTCTGGGCTACAGTTCGTAACAGTGACATGTCAGACACTTTCTTTCATGCCGGCAAAGCACTTCATGTCGAAAATCAGTTTGTCATCCGGCTTAAAAGCAAATCAGATGTGTCAGTCATCTATCATGAAGTCAATCATATTGTCTTTTACATACTTGACCTACTGCACATTGAAATAACTTCTTATAACTCAGAGGTATTCTGCTACATCAGTCAATATTTGGTAAAACAAATATGCAACAAGTCATCATCTTAATCATTTTGTTCTTGCTGCTTCTATAAATAATCATTTAATACAACATAACAGAGAGAGAAATATATGTCACTCCCAGTAATCGCTTCACAAATCCACAACCACGCTTTATTTGACCAACTTGAGTTCGTCGTCAACCCTGACGCCTATGAACGAGCTCCAGTCAATGAAAAAGATTCAGTAAGTTTTGACAACCAAACACCTGACGGTGTTGCTAAGTTACACTTTGTTAGAGTAAAACATAAACTTACCGGCAGCATTGCTTGGGTTCAAGCTTTTCCTGAACCAGAAGCTGCATAACAAAGTAACCTAAGCGACTGATTGTTTTTTTGTGCGACCAGTCGTATTACAACTTAAGACTGCGAAGTAGTTCGACTCTGACTTTTTATTCCTTTTTGTCAAGTCGTTCTACTCTTAAGTTCACAAACAACAAGCTCAATAGCTAGATTCACATCACTGGTCTCTTGATCCAGTTCATTCTTTACCCAAGCCCTCTTACCCGCTCCAGTCAAAGTCTTCGGAGCTTTCTCGACTAATCTTCTCACTTTAGTCAGCAACTTATCCCCAATCAACACCCTACTTAGAGCACTTACTGCCACCATTTTTGATTCGGTCATATTTCCTCCATTAAATAGCTTAAAAGTTATTATTTGCCTATTTAAAACACTATAAATAGGGAAGTAGTACTTATAAAACAAAGAGAAACTTACAATACTTTTTATAAGTGTAGGAGAAATATATGCCGAAGGGCGATAATGTAAGAGGAAAGCCAAAGCAAGCCGGTTCAGGTCGTAAGCCAGGCGTTCCTAGTTATAAGACACGACTGATGGAGGAGATTTTATCTTATCCAAAATGGCGTGAGCTTTATGAACGAGATGAACTTGTCACGCCAGGTTTATTTTGGATCGAAGTCTTGAATGATCCGTTAGAAAGCAGAGCAATGAAGCATGAGGTAGCTAAGGCAATGGCAAAATATGTACATAGTCCTGCGCCACAGTTTACTGAAACTAAGTTGACAGCCGACAGCTCATTGGCTGGATTTACAATAACGTTAATCAAAAAAGAAGAGACTAATGAGTCAACCGAATCTTGATGTTCTTCAACATCAACTTGACTTTATCCTTGACACGACTCATCGATTCATCGGCCTTGTCGGAGGATTTCGCTCAGGGAAAACTTATGCGCTCTGCATAAAAGCTCTTCAACTTGCAGCGGCAAATGAACTACCTGGTTTAATCTGCGAACCAACCAATGGCATGATTACTAGAACTCTTATTCCGACAATGAGTCCACTGTTAGAAAAGCTCGGAATAGAGTACAGCCTTAATAAGTCTGAAAGCTCATATGACTTAGTACTTGGCGGAGCAACAAGAAAGATCTGGCTTCTTTCCGCTGAAAACTATGAAAGAGCTGCCGGTATCTCAGCCGGCTACTTCCTAATGGACGAAGTCGACTTAATGCCAAAGCATATTGCTCGAGCGGCATTTAACATGATGGCTTCTCGTCTTACAAGAGGTAATCAACTACAGGGTTGCGTAGTCAGTACTCCTGAAGGATATAACTTTCTTTATGAGTTCTTTGTCGAACAAGCCGCTGACAATAAAGCTCTTTACCAAGCAAGAACACTTGATAATCCATTCATCACATCTGAGTACTTTGACTTAATGAAGTCAACTCATACTGAACAACAACTTCAAGCTTACCTTGACGGCGAGTTTGTTAACTTGACTTCCGGCAATGTCTATTACTCATTTGACCGAAATGTAAATGCAACAAACTTAACCCTTGCTGACTGGCATGAATCGCATACCATTCATTGTGGAGTTGACTTCAACGTAAACAACATGGCCTGCGTTTTAGTAATGCTTGACGGAACCGTAGCTCATGTTGTCGATGAGATCGTTGGTTGTCGTAATACCGAGCATTTGATTACGACGCTACTTGAACGCTTTCCTAATAGGACGATTGCCATTTATCCTGACGCTTCAGGCTCAGCTGATAAAACTTCAGCTTCAGCCAGTGACATTGCTCTACTTCGACAGGCAGGTTTTATTGTCAATGCAAAAAGCAAGAATCCACCAGTAAAAGACCGAGTTCAAGCGGTAAATGCTAAGTTGTGTAACTCTAATGGAAAGCTTGGTCTTTTTGTAAATATACTGAACTGCCCTATCTTAACGAAAGGCTTAGAGCAACAGGGCTATGATAAGACTGGCGCTCCAGACAAATCAACTGGACTTGATCATGCCCTTGACGCACTTGGGTATTTCATTTATTATAGCTTTCCGCTTACTGGAAAGCCTACCGCATATATCCATTAAGAGAGGGTAACTAATGGCAACAAACCTTTTTGACTTGCTTGAATCTGAAGATGCAAAGTTAGCACGTAAGATAACCGACTACTATGACGGTCGTCAGTTAAAGTACCTTGAGAAAATGTTGGAGGAACCAGGCTCAGGTAGAAAGAACCATGTAGCTCGTGGTATTGTTCCTCGCGAAAGAAACTTATTCAAAGCAATCATCAGCAAAAGCGGCTTGATCAGTAATGACAAACTCCCACTTTTTGAAGTATATGATCAAGCTGGAAAAGAGATCAATGAAGTAGAGACAGAGAAACTAAATCAAATGTTGAAAGACGCTGACATTGAAGATCTGATCAAGAACAATGACCCAATGATCCGCTCTCTTGCAAGCACGAAGGTACTTACTCAGTATGATTTCGAAAAGAAAAAGTTTGTGTATGACATCTTAGGCCTGCATAACAGTTACTTGACCTTAGACGAATACCATAACCCGAACATGCTGCTCTATATCACTGGCACTGACGGCAAGTATACTCGTTTTAGAGTTTACACTAATGACTTGGTTGAAGATTACAAGGTAGACACAAAGACTGGTGTTGAGACAAAGATCAACTCACAGCCAAATGTGTATGGCTTTATCTCAATCAGTAACTTCAATGACACGATTAAACCTCGTTGTTCAGCATTCCATACTCCGCCAACTGACTTGATTCAGATAAATGACATCTACAATCTGCATTTAACTGACTCAGAATATGCATTAAGCTATATGAAGTATGGAACTTGGGTTACTAACTGCACGATATTAGCAACTGATGCAGCTCAAATCGGACGAACCTTGAGAGAGGTAAAAGACCGATCTACTCCAGTGATGACTAACAACGCAACCGGTACTACTCTTACGTTGGGACCAGGTCAAGTCATCCAGCTTGACAGTTCTAAAGTCGATTCAGTCTTCTTCGACTTTAAATCACCAAACATCGACTTAAAACCACTTGACGAAGTTGTTTGTCAATGGGTAGACAGCTTTGCCAATGACTGGTCAGTTGTTGTCGATCAAGGTGGTTCAGCTGACAGTGGCTTCAAGCTTATCGTAAAAGAGCTACCAAATATTGACATGAAGAAAGCAAGAGCCAAGATGCAAGAATGTGGCTATGAGCAGCTTGCCAGTCAGATGATGCGCATTGCAAACATCTTTGCTCCTGGTACTTTTTCAGAAGGTTCTAAACCACATGTTAAGTTCTATGATCCGATTTTACCGGTTGACGAAGCTGCCGATGAAGCTACTTGGAGCCTTCGTATACAAGCAGGTCGTGCAACTCGTCTTGACTATTTCATACAGAAATACGACATGACAAGAACTCAAGCTGAAGAAAAGATCGCTGAGATAGATGAACTTAGAAATGCCTCTCAAGTTGCAACACTGACTGACATGAGAAATGTTCCTAATGTATCGTCAGCTCTGAAAATGACTATGACTGGGGGCGACATCGTAAAGACCGATCTTGGTAACTAATGCCAGCTATTCATATCACCGTCAATAATACCTCTTGGACAGTTGATGAGTTTTACTCGTTATGTCAAGAGGCATTTACTCGAATAGTAAATGAAACACCGGTCAACACCGGTGCCTGTCAAGATGCATGGCAGTTTGACTTTGCTGAAGACAGTTGTGAGATGTGGAATGACACTGAATATGTTTCGTACTTAGAAGAAGGCTGGTCAAGTCAAGCAAGTTCCGGCTTTATTGAAAGTATCTTATATGACGTCTTTGCGTCAAACTTTAGTGTCACTTAAAAATCGTATAAATAGAGTTGCGTAAGACTGCAAAACTTGCAATAAACACATACAACATATCATATCCTGTAGGAGTACTTCTGTATGTCAACAGAAACCAATGCTGAGTCAGCCACTCAGACCTCTGTAGAGGAAACAAAAGGTGATGTAGCAACTAAATCGTATACTGAGGAAGCTTACCTGAAGGTATTGTCTGAAAAAGATACATTAAAGCAAAAGCTACGCCAACTGGAAGCTTCAAGTAAAGAAGCACCTAACTTTAAAGCTTCGCTTGATGAAGCACTTACTGAAAAGAGTAAGTTGTTTGAAGCATTAAAGGAAGAGAGAGAGAAGTTCGAAAAGCTACAAGCTTCACTGAAAGAAACTAAACTTCAAGCTGCGTTATCTACCGCTCTGGATGCCGCAGGTGCATTGAATAAAGGGACTGTTAGTAAGCTGTTAGACCGAAACTCCATCCAGTTCGACGAAAATGGAGAGATCGTCAATGAGTCAGTTGTCACTGTAGTGAAAGCGATTCAGGAAAGTGATCCATACTTATTCGGAAAAATAGATGACCCAAAGTCATCGCTCACTGGGACGACACCCCCTGGTTCGGGCTCCTTCGGGCAAGATGCCAAACGTGCCGGTGAGAATAATGTAACTCAGACATTGTATTTGACTAAGTTAGCTGCCTGTAAAACGACAGCTGAAGTTAATGCGTTGGCTAAAGAGTTCAACATTTTTAAATAAACAAATAACAAAAGAGGTTCATTAAAATGGCATTCGTAAATCTTACAGGAACTGCTCAAATCGACGACAGCATCATCGCTACCTTCGATCAATCATTTATCTTAGAAGTAGGTCAACTTGACGTACTTGATCCGTTTGTAACTAAAAGACTTAGCGTAGCCGGTGCTTCAGTTAAGTTCCCACGTTATGGCCAACTGTCTATTCCATCTCCTTTGTCAGAAACTGCTGAGGTTACTAAACCACAGATCGTTGACACTGGTATTACCTTGATTCCACAAGAAGAAGGTACCGCGGTTACTTTGACCCAACTTGCTTCATTGCAATCTGCTAGTTTGATTGATGCTGCTTTGCCAGTAATCGTTGCAAACAATGCCGCTTCAACAAGCAATAAACGTGCAGCTGACGCTTTGTTGGCTTCAAGCAATGTATTAACCGTAACTGGTGGTGCAGTTTCAGCTTTGACTGCGACTGACATCGTAACTCCTGGTTTCTTGAATAAGTTGTATAACAAGTTGTCAAGAAAAGGTTCTGGCGTTGCAACCTTCGGTGGTTTCTATGTCTTACAAGCTCATGAAGACGTAATCGCTGACATGCGTGCTGACACATCTGTAGGTTCTTGGACCTCAGTAAGCCAGTACTCTAATGTACAAGCTGTTTATGCTAACGAAATGGGTATCTACAAAGGTTTCCGCGTTATCAAAAACAACGCTTTAGGCCCTGATGCAGACGCAGGTGCAGGTGCAGTTGATGCATACCCAATCATAGCTTTAGGCTTCAATGGTTTGGGTAAAGCAACCAGCTTCGAAACTCAAATGCGTTTCACTGGTCCATTTGACGACTTAGGTCGTTTGATCAACGTTGGTTGGTACGGCGTATGGAAATACGGTATCGTTGAGCCTGACGCTGTTTGGGTTGGTTATGTAGCTTCTTCAATGGGCGCTAACGTCTAATAATGGCGAAACGAGTAGTTAAAACTACAAAAGAAATAGAGCCAGCGGAAACTGGCTCTATTCTTATCACCAGCAAGTTTTTAGTAACTGAAGACATTATTGGTCAGATTAATAATAAACTGTTTGATTATAAAGCTGGACAAGTCATTGACTTAACAGCTGATGAAGCATTTATCCTTCGCTACAAAATCAAGGAGAAAGTTTAATGACAATAGACGCTACAGTCGGAACTTCGACAGCAAATAGCTATGTCACCTTAGTTGAAGCAGACGCATATCTTGCAACTCGAGTCGGTGCAGCCACATGGGTTGATTTAGAGCAAGATCAGAAAGAAGCATATCTTCTGACGGCAAATCGTCAACTTGAAATCGCGTTATGGAATGGTCTTAAGCAATACCCAAGCGTTCAAGCTTTAAGTTTCCCAAGAACTGGGCTTGTTGACTATGATTCGCAGGTAATAACTGGTATTCCGAAAAAGTTGAAGGAAGCTCAACTTGAACTTGCATATTGGTTACTGACTGAAGGTGACAGATATATGTCTGACACTGACCTTCAGCAAATCAGCAAGTTAAGTATTGGGCCATTAAACTTAGAAGTTAGTAAAAGTGCCGCGATCTTTCCACTACTTGTCGATCAGTTAATGCAGGCGATTGGACCTGGAGTTCTGATGAAGTCACCAGGTGCAAATACCGCTTCAGCAGTGAGCTTTGTTAGATGACAGTAGTGACTGAGATCTATGAGGTTACAGGACCGACTGGTTCTCCAGTTAGTACGGCCGTTGACAACTTGAACTTTAAAAGTTCTAAAGCGCTGACTGATGAGTACTTTTATTTCCCAATGCGTCGGCCAAATACCATTCATGATGACTTGACATATTCGTATTACAAGACTTTCTACTTTACGCTTAACTCAACTACAAGTGTAAAGAACCTGAAGATAAATGTAATGTCAGTTGACACGCAAGATGTAATATTTGACGGAGCAACTGATGATGCGACTGGATCTCAACTATTCTATAAGTTTACAAATACGTATGTTGAACCTGTTGATATGCACGGACTTCATTCAGGAACTTATATGACTGATTATCCGACGGCTTTAACACTATTTCCATTTGTTTCTAGTAGTTCACCAAATGCAGCAACAAGTCGTATCATAACATTGTCACCAAATGTTACTTATTATACTAACTACTTAGTAATGCAAATGAGAGTTCCATATGGTGATCAAACAGTAAAGAATGGAAAGTCATTTGGCATCCAGTTCACATTTGATTCATTTTAAGAGGTACTAAAATGTCAGCAGGCACATGGGTTATTTTATTGGAGAAGGGAGCTGACTTCATTCTCCCAATGCTGTTCAGAGAACAAGAAACAAAAGGCATAATCGATTTGACTGGCTGTGTTTTGACTCTTCCTGTTGCAGCAAAGCAAGGTGGACCAACTTTATTTGAGATTCCAGTAACTATTTCAGCAACCCCTACCGATGGAACTTGCGTAGCAAACTATCCGAAAGAAGACATTGATTTGTTGACTATAAAAGAAGGTTGGTCAAACCTATATGTTACTTGGAGTAATGGAACCGTTGAACGACTTGCTGAAGGCAGAGTAGTTATTAGCAAGGGAGTTGAATAATGACAACGCAAATCATAGTTAGTTCAGGTCAAAACTACATAATCGAGGTTGGTCTACAAGGACCACCTGGTTCAAGTGCTGTACAAGGAGCCATACAAGTTCCATTTACACCTTACCACACGATAACAGCAACAAATGCACAAGCCGCCATTGAGCAACTGGCCGATCAGTTATTCAAATCAGCAACTGCACCGACTGGTAATGTTGAAGAAGGCGATCTTTGGTTCGACACTTCTGCTGACAAGTTAAAAACATACATCAATGGCGCTTGGTCGATCATTGAAACGGATCTCTCAAATGCCCAGCTTAATGGAGGCTACTTCTAATGTCAAATATGATTCAAATCAAACGTAGTAATGTTACTTCAACGCCTTCTTCATTGGCTGAAGGTGAGTTAGCCTACTCTTTAGTCAGCAAGAACCTGTTCATCGGTACGGCTGGCGGTTCAAATATTGAAGTCATCGGTGGTAATACCGACCACGTCAAGTTAGCTGGCATTGAAGCCGGTGCTCAAGTCAATACTGTCACTTCAGTTGCCGGTAAAACAGGAACAGTGACTCTTGCTTTGACTGACTTGACTGACTATTCAGTAAGTAACTTCGTTCATACTACTGGAACTGAGTCAATCGGTGGTGACAAGACCTTTAGCAATAATGTCATTGTAACCGGTAACTTAACGGTCAATGGAACCGTAACAACCGTTAACTCAACTACCGTGAGCATTGCTGACAATATTGTTGAACTTAACAGTGGAGTTACTGGTACCCCTTCATTAGACGCCGGTCTTGGTATTATTCGTGGATCTTCTGACACAGCGTTCTTGTTGTGGAATGAGACGACTGACAAATGGGGTGTTAAGTTAGGTACTGGTTCGCATACAGCCTTCAGCCTTGCTGGTCATACGCATACCGCATCAGAAATCACTGATTTTAGTACCGCGGTTGGTAGCTTAATCACTACGGCAGCGGGTTCATTGACTTTAGTTGGTTTGTCAGACGTCAATGTTACCTCACCAACAAATAACCAGATCTTGAAATATGATTCAGCAACCAGTAAGTGGATCAATGGTACATCTTCAGGCGGTGGTGCTTCAACATTTACCAGCTTGACTGACGCGCCGTCAAGTTATTCAGGAGCCGGTGGTTATTTCGTCAAAGTAAACTCAGGTGCAACCGCCCTTGAGTTCGTCAGTGGAGTTGCTTGGTCAGCCATTGGTTCTACACCAACCACATTGTCTGGTTATGGAATCACTGACGCACTGTCAAATACAGCGACGATTGACGGCGGCAGCTTCTGATAAATAGATCAAAGTGCTGGTAATATTACCAGCACTATTTTCATTGCTACATAGCTTATTAGGTAAGTCATATGACTCAAACAGTTCAACTAAAGCGTTCAGCCACTCCAGGCAAAGTTCCTACAACTTCAGATTTGTCATTAGGTGAGCTTGCAATCAATACCTATGACGGCAAGCTTTATATCAAGAAAGACAACGGTGCTGCTTCTATCGTTCAGGTAGGTGCCAGTTCTGGTGGTTCTAGTTCAAGTCTAGATCTTGTTTCATATTCTCATTTTGGAGGGCTTTAAATGGCTGTCACATCTACACCTATCTTTCCTCAGACCATTCAGAACTGGGGTGTTCAAATCTTACCTGCTGACACTACTGCTAAGAAAACCTTAGTGACAGGTGGTACAAATGGAACTAAGATTGAATCAATCAATGTTGCTTCAGATGACACTGCAGCAAAAAACTTAATCTTGTATTTGTCTGACGGAACAACTGATTACTTGTTGACATGGATTAACATTCCAGCAACTTCTGGTTTTACAACTTCAAATCCGTCTGTTGCTGTTTTACAAAATACTCAGTTACCAAGTACTGACTATGATTCAAATGGAAATAAAGTTTTCTTCTTGAAGTCAGGTTGGATCATTAAAGTTGCTGTTTCAGCTGCTGTTACTACTGCAAAAACAATACACATCACAGCAAGTGGAGCAGATTTCTAATGAACATTGCACCTAGACTTACTGGAGTAAATGGAAAAGTTCCAGCTGATGCACGTATTGCGTCAAGCCAGTTTAGTGCAATGCCGTCAGTTGGTGGTGCTACTTCAATAGCTATCGGTGATGCAGCATTTTCTGGTAATGGATATGACATTATCACTATTGGTAATGGTAAGTTACCATCTGTAGCTGCTGGATCTTCAGCAAATGGTGTTGTAAGCATTGGTAACTCAATGACTTTCAACGGATCATATGTCACTACATTTTCAGTGCAGATTGGTTCAAACATAACAAATACAAATAACAATGCTGTTGTTATTGGTTATGGAGCTTTAGCAAATGGATTTGGTAACTCACAGTCAGTTACAATCGGTGCGGCATGTCAAGGAAATGGAACAAATAGTGTTTCTATTGGGTATAGTGCAAATAATAGTTCTAGTGGTGGAATAGCAGTTGGAGCTTTTGCAGCAATATCTGGTACTTATGGTATTGCTATTGGTGTAAGTTCATCAGCTGCTAGTTCGTCTATTGCTATTGGCCGTTATACTACTTCAGGAACAAATGCGATCAGTATTTGTGGTATTAACTCAAGTGGTTCTTCAAATAGTGTTACTGGAACTGGTACAGTAAACCTTAACTGGTTACATAATAGTGGTGGCAACACAACTGCGACTAACTGTATTTTAATAAACGCAACAGGTAGTACCGTTGGATCAGGGTTTTTATCAGGAACTCCATCACAATCAATCTATTTTGCAACAGGTGGTAACACTGATATTTCTACAACTGAGTCAAACCAGATTATTTTTGGTACAAACATTAAACCAAGACTGTTTGGTCAAGTTCAGTTCCGCGGAACAAAAGGTTTTGAAAATGCGGCTGGCGACTCACAATATTATTATATAGAAGCACGTACTAAAACTACAAATGCAACTGCAACTAAGCTTTGGTTAAACTATACAGACTACGTTACTGGTACCAAAAGTCTTTTACTTCAAGCAAGCTCACTCTGTTATTTTGAAGCTTTTATTACTGCAAGATCTTCTGCAGACAAGAAAGTTTGGAAAATAACTGGAGCAATCGGACAAGATGGATCAGTAGCAACTACAGCATTTGTTGGTACGCCAACCGTAACTGAAATAGGTGCAACTGCCGGAGCAAGTGCTTGGGCAATAAGCGCAGACGCAAATACAACACTTGGCTCACTTGATTTTACTGGAACTGGTGTAGCAGCAACTACAATACATTGGTATGCTAAAGTTGATGTAGTGGAACTCGCAAACTAATAGGAGCAATACATGGCTTTACAAATAAACTATAACTCAGATCAGTTCGGCATTTTAGCAAACGGTGCTTATGCAAAGATTGATTCATTCCGTGGAAATATTAGCAGAGTAACCTTTGATGTCAGTTACTATGTTTCCCAAGAGGCAAGACTTGAAGGTAAAAGCCCAATCGGCACATTTATCTTTTCAGTTCCATATTCAGACAGTATGACATATGCATCTGTCTACAACTACTTAAAAACTCTTCCTGAGTTTTCTGGCGCTTTAGATGTCTAATCAACCTTTTCAAGGACCTGAAAGACGAGTGGCGCCATACTGTAACTATGACGAAGAGTTGATGAAAGAGGTTATTGCTTTGCGTGCTCAACAAGCACAACAAAGTTTATTACAGCAAAATAACTATAACCCAATGAAAATGAACAACAATAACAATAAACCTGAGTTTGGTATTTGGCTGCAGATTATTACCATCATTGGCTCTGCCGCGGTGTCTGGCTTCGGGATCTATATGTCACTTCATGACGAGCAACTTGCCCTTAAGTTGAAAGTAGACAACTTTCTTGAAAAGTATGGAGAGGCTGACATACGTCATTTAAAGCTACATGAAGAGCTACAACATCAAGTTGACAGGTTGATAGCAAAGTATGACTCACTTGAATCTTCAGTCGATCAGATCATGTCATCAGCAAGAAGGATTAGATAATGTCAGGAAGTGCAATAAATGCTAAAGTTCAAAAAGCTTATTCTAAGTTAGGTAATAAGCTTGGTTATCAGTTTGCTGTTTATCGATCACTTGACTACTTGAACCCGATTCAACCAAGGAACTTTTTAAAGCATGTCAACTTAAGCTTTTCGCTTGACGACAAGTTTACACAGCAACAAGGTTATTCGTTTGACCTGTTTGACTTATTTGCTGACATGACTACCGCAAAAAAAGGTGACATTTATGTCAATGATGACCTCGGTCACAGGTTTACGTTAGTTGGAAATGATCCGATCGCAACACCAAAGGGCATCTTGTCTACAAGTCGCATTTCAATCTATCGACCTGTCTATTCTACGGTTGGTGGATTTAAACCGACAAGAACTGCAGTCTTTATGTTGGTTCCAGCTCAGGTCTTGTCAACAAGTTCTAGCTCAGCTACACCGACAACCGGTAGCATTACCGCGATTAAGACTGGTAACACGGTTCAGGAATGGGATATTTGGACTTGGCTTCCATTGGGATCAGTCAAGCCACATGATGTGATTGTAGATGAACAAGGAAATGACATGTTTATTACTTCTATTGAACCAAGTGATCTTGGCTATAAGTTCCACTGTGTGAGTACCAAGCAATGAAGGTAACGATCAGGTCAGAAGACTTAATCAACAACCTAAACAAGTTAATCACTCGACTTGCAGACAGGAAAGTAGTTCTTAGACAGGTCGGTGAGCTTTATAAAGACGATATTAATCGTCGGATCATCTTTCAAAAGACAGATCCAGATGGCGTGCCTTGGGCTCCTTGGGCTAAGAGTACCGCAAGAGCAAGGTTATTAAAGGGGACTGCCGGTCGTGGCCTCTTGTATGACGGAGGAAAGCTCGCAAGATCTTTTCGTGTCGTCGTAGGTAAAGATGAAGTTAGTGTCGGGACTAACGTGTCTTATGCCCCATACCTTGAGTTCGGAACTGGTCGTATGCCAGCACGTCGATTTATGGGTTTGAGTAAAGAGGCTGCGGCCAGTATCTCAGACACCTTACGAAACTATATTGGTATGGAGAAGTTATGAAAATAGTTTTACAACAGTCACTTGAGTACAATGGCATCTCATACGAACCAGGTGAAGAAGTTGACGTTCCAGAGAACATTTATGACTGGCTCGTTGACGAATACACAAAAGAGCGCATCCCTGATGTAGTTGACGCTTTTTTCTTTCCAGAACTGAACGTTATAAATAGTCAATGATTGCAGAACTTACAAAAGACTTAATAGCAAAGCTAAACACTGTAACTGAGTTTCAAGGGCGAGTTGGAACACAGACTGGTGGAACTGACACTGACAACCAGATGAGCGAAGCACCGATTCCATTTGCATGGGTAATATTTTCTGGTAGTACGCCACGCGAACCAGAGCAAAGTGGTGCAAAAAAATATTTACAAGCCGATAATCACTTTATTGCGATTATCGCTTTTAGTTATGGTGACTCATCAGATGATGACTTTGCAGAAGACCAACTTTCCCTCATTGACAAATGTATAGTAGCGGTGCATTCGTCGACTGAGTTAAGCAATGCAGGCTTATGGCAATATAATGGGTGTGATTTACACACCGTTTACCCAAACAGGCTTGTCTACCAGTTATCTTTCACTGCTGTTGGACATCAACGAATCTCATAAGAGGTAAAAACAAATGACAGACAAATACTTTGCCGTTCCACAAGGTAAACTTTACATCGCATTGCGCAACTCAACTGGTTTAGCCGGTGGATATGAGTACATTGGCGACACTGATGGTTTTACCATTACTACAGCACAGCAATACCTTGACGGCTATGAATCATATTCTGGTAATCGTTCTATTGCGTTCCACATCCCAACTCAGACCGACGTTTCAGTTGAACTTAGTATTGCTAATATTGACGCGGTTAACTTAGCTCGTGCTTATAATGGTGACACTGTTGTAACCGCCGCAGGTTCAGTAGTTGCTGAGTCAGCAAAAGCTTACAAAGGCAAAACCATTCCATTGAAATATGCTAGTGTTAGTTCAGTTGTTGTTAAGAAAGGTGTAACCACTTTGGTTCTTAACACTGACTACACTGTAAATGCAGCAAAAGGTTCAATCAACATCTTGTCAAGTGGCGATACAATCATTGACGGTGACACCATCACGGTTGACTACACCCACACTGGTGGTACTAAGATCCGTAGTTTGGTTAACTCTGGTTCTAACTACTCGTTGTATTTCGAAGGTGCATCTAAGTTTGACAACTTGGCTCAAAAAGCATACATCCACAACGTTGCTCTCGACTTAGCGAAAACTTTGTCATTGATTGGAACTGGTGTAAACAAGTTGGTTGTTACAGGTAAAGTTTTACCTGCCGATGAACAAGTCGCTGGCGAATCACAATACTTTACTTACTTTCAAGAGTAAGGTTTAAAACAAAGCAGTGAGGAGAAATCCTCACTGTACTTTAATATCAAATAACAGGACAGTAATATGACTTCCGAACTAGAAACTCTATTCCCAACTGGCGTGCAGGTCGAGCTACAAGGTAAACAGTTTAACATTAGACCGTTTAACTTTGGTCAGTTCCCAAAAGTGATTAAAGCCATCACAAAAGCCAGTGCTACGGCTCAAGAACTCAAAGTAACTGACGGCAAGATAACACCTGAAGCCGCATTAACTATCCTTTCAGAAAGCGGTGAAGACTTAATCGTCTTACTTGCTGAAATGCTTGAAGTAGAAAAATCATTCATCGAAAAGCTACCAATGGACGAAGCAGTGGTATTGATTAGCGCGTTCTTTGAGGTGAACGCTGATTTTTTTACAAAGCGAGTGCTGCCACTGATCGTCAAGGCGATGCATTAAGCTATTGTGACATTATTGTCAAGCTTAAGAAGTACAACTTTACCCTTGAAGAGATTAAGAACTGCACTATGGCCCAACTTAATATCTTTCTTGAAGCAGCTTTGAAACAAGAGAACTTCGACTACAAGTTGATGACTTCTGCGTCATTGGTTGGCTCAAGAGGTGATGAAGGTACAATAACTAAAGCATTGAAAGGATAAGCGTAATGGCAACAGACAACTTTTTACTAAAGATCAAAGGTGAGTTTGAAGATCACATAACGGACGCCCTCAAAGGTCTTACTACAGGCACGGTTCCTGGCCTTATAACGGCCCTTGGAGCTTTAGCCGGCGCATTTGCTGTAGAAAAGCTTGTCGAGTTTACCAGAGAAGCTATCAATGTAGGTGATGAACTAGACGAACTTTCTCAAAAGATTGGCATCACCGTTGAGCAACTTTCAGCATTCAGCCTTACTGCCCACATCGAGGGCATTAGTAATGAGTCATTTGCCACCGCTATTAAAAAGCTTTCAAAAGCGATGGTCGAAGCTGGCGACGAAACCAACAAACAAGCAAAAATATTCAAAGAACTTGGAGTTGAAGTAGCTGACTCACAAGGAAAACTCAGATCTGCCGGTGATGTCATGGCGGACCTTGCTGATGTATTCAAGAACTCAGAAAATGGAGCAAATAAAACCGCTCTTGCTATGGAGTTGATGGGCAAATCAGGTACCGACTTGATCCCAATGTTGAATAATGGCAAACAAGCACTTGCTGACATGAACAAACAGGCAGAACTGTTTGGCCTTGTCTGGTCAGGTGATCAAGCTGCCCAGGCAGCGGAGTTCAAAGACAACTTGAACTTAGTAACTGGTGCAGCAAATGGTTTATGGGAGAAAGTTGCAAAAGACTTACTACCAGTTTTACTCGAGATAAGTCGCTCCTTTGCTGATTCAGTAAAAGAAGGCGGCATCATGCGTGACTTCTATGATGGCTTTGCTCAGATCTTAACATCTGTAGTTATTCCAGTCATTAAGTTTGCCGCAGACACGATCGAGTTGTTAAGTACAACCATGCACATTGCAGCCTATGCCGCTGCCGGCTTTGTTGCTACGTTGGAGCGAGTTGCTAACTTAGATTTTAGCGGTGCAGCGGAAGTCATCAAGTCAATGAGCGCTGATATTGCAAAGGCAGTTAATGACTATGAAGAGTATGGTAAAAAACTTGACAACCCAGGTCAAGGTGGAAAAGCTCTTGAAGAACAGAAGAATGACTTAAAAGGTATTGGCACGATCTTGTCAAGTAATACTGACAAAGCGGAAAAGCTGACCGATGAATATGCAAAGGCAGAGACAAGCTTAATGCAATCGCTTTACCAAGTCAATGCTGCCGGTAAAACAGCGGAGGTCACTTGGAATACCGCAAATGGCGAATACAAAAAGTTCAATGAAGAGCAGAAACAACAACTAATCAGCATTGCTCGAGAGATTGACCTACAAACTCAGTTAGTTGAGATCTATAAGCTAAAAGGTGAGTGGTTTGATAACTTAGCTCAGAAACAACGCGCCTCTCAAGATGCATTGATTGAGGCGGCTACCACTGATCCATTTGCTCGTGCCGGTCAACAAAATGCTGATCAGCATGTAGCGGAAGTAAACAAGTGGGCTCAAGCTCAACGCGAAGTAGTAAAGAACTATGAAGCGGAAGCTAAAGCTGTAGCTGAAAAGAACATTGCCGACCTTGTTGCCAGTGAGACTTCTGCAGAACGACTTCAAGTCTATAAAGACATGGGTGAAGCAGTTGCCAGGTCAGCTCAGCAACTTGAAGTTTGGAATGAAGCGACTAGTAAAAACAAAGACACTGCAGCAAAGCTTAACTTTGAAGTTGCAGAACTAAATCGTCTTTTAGCTCTTGGTAAGATCACCCAAGAAGAGTACACCAACGTCATTGAAAAGAACAGTAAAGCTCAGTTGGAGTTATGGGCAAGTCAAAGCTCTTCAAATGCAAGGTTTAAATCACTCATTTTAGACGACAGAAAAGCCATTGAAGACTTGAAGAAGTCTCAAGAAGAGCTTAATGCAGCCTTTAGCAACGGAACTATTTCTTCTGCAGAATATCAATACAAGTTAAAGCAAGTTGGTGATCAGATCAGAAATATTAATCCAACCTATCAGACTGACATGGTTGGCAAACTGAATGATCAGATGAAATCTGCAGCAGCAAGTTTTGAAGGAATGTTTAGTGACTACATCTTCAATGCAATGCAAGGCAAGTGGGAAAACTTTGGCAACATGGTGAAGCAGATCATTGACCGAATGGTTGCAAATATGTTAGCTGCTCAACTTCAGTTTGCTTTGTTTGGTGACATTGGTAATACACCTTCAGGCAAGACTTCTGGCTCAACAGGGGCGATCGGAGGCATCTTCAACAGCATCTTTGGTGGATCTAGTTCTGGCATTTTAGCTGACATGTTTAAAGCAGATGGTGGACCTGTACGTGCTGGTCAAGCATACATAGTTGGTGAGAATAGACCTGAGCTTTTTGTACCAAGTTCTTCTGGCACGATTGTTCCGTCAGTTCCCAATGGCAATAATGTCACCTTCAATATTTCTGCTCTTGACGGAGCTGATCTGATGAGGACTTTGTCAAATAAACAACGAGAGATTTCAGAGATGGTTTTCTCGACTGGTTCAAAATATAACTTAGCTGGAGCTCGATAATGGCATTTCAGGATATTTTCTTTCCGGCCCCAAAGTTGATTCATGGAATGAAGAAAACGACGTTGAAGCCGACTAACATTGTAAGTAATGGTTACACTGAATATCGACTTCAACGTCAATCAGGTAAACGATTTAAGTGGACAATACCAAGCAATGTAATGCGATCTGCGGACGTAGACGCCATTGCTTCATTCTTAGACACAGTAAACTTTGGCCTTGACAGCTTTAAGTTCACCTGCCCAAAAGACGGAATCATTTATCACGTCAGGTTTGACGGAGTTGGTTTTGAAGAGGTATTTGAAGGACTTAACTCGACAAATACCCCTGTCTATGAAACAGTGTCTGAAATAGTTCTAGTTCAAGTTCTAGGTGAATAATGCGCACGATTAGCAACAACTTAAAGACTGAAATAGCAAATGGTCGAATCAGTAACTTAATCAAACTGACAACAAAAACGGGTGTAGTTCATGCATTTACCGACTGTGAGATCAACCTAACCGTCAGTGGAACGACTTATGCACCAGCAGCAGGTTTACAAAGGCTTCGCTTGACCGTGACGGCAAATGCAGAGGTTAGTAACCAAGAGTTTGGTTCAGCTTGGCTTGACGTGCCAGAGTCAGATCTGAAAGGTGGAGTATTTGACAGCGCTGAAGTAGAAGTCAGTTGGGCAAGTTGGGCTCATCCAGAATATGGTAAAGTGATCATCTTTACTGGAACTCTTGGTGACATCACTTGGACCGATGAAGGCTTTAAAGCAGACGTTGTTTCTTTCATGAAGAACTTGGAACTTATCGTTGGCAATACCTACACAGCTCAATGTCGTCATCAACTGTTTAGTACCAGCAAGTCAGGGGTTATAGGTAAGTGCGGACTTAGTTTAGCAAGTTTTACCAGTTCTGGTTCAATCAGTTCCGTGGTAACACCAAAGTGGAAGTTTGGAATCAGTGTCAGTCAAGCCTACGCATATTATTCAAATGGACGGATCACATTTACCTCAGGCTTTAATAATGGCTTAAGTTATGTCATTAAGGTGCATTCTGCAAATACCGTCGAGCTATTTTTGCCGACTTCATTTGTTGTAAATGCCGGTGACACGTTTACGATTCAAACTGGTTGTGACAAAACATTGGAAACTTGTAAGACAAAGTTCAATAATGTAGTCAACTTCGGTGGATTTCCACATATCGTTCCAGATGTTAACTTCAGATGAAGTTAATCGAAGAGGCATTAACCTGGCTTGACACACCATATCACCACCAAGCCTGCTTGAAAGGTGTTGGTGTAGATTGCGTCAACTTGATTGTCGCAGTTGGTCAGGAAGCAGGAGTACTTGGTGCTGTTGTCATAGAGCCATATAACTTGCAGTGGCAGTTACATTCACGAGACGAACTGCTGCTTAACCAGCTCAAAAAGTATGGTTGTAGGTCAGTTGAACTTGTCGATCCAGAGCTCATTGAGCCTGGGTTAATCGTGACATTCAAATATGGCCGGGCTGATTCACATGCTGGCATTACTATTGGTAACGGTGAGTTCATACATGCAGCGATTGATTATGGTCGCGTTGTAAGATCACCTATTTCCGGTTTATTCTTAAATAGACTAAGTCATTTATTCAGATACCCAACTTTATGACAACAGACATCATACCTTCATATGTAACAACTGACATTTTGCTGGCAAGTGTTCTTCGACTACTTGACTACAAGTTAGAGCTAATCAAAACGGTTGGTAAAGGCAGAGCGGCATTCTATTTTGTCAATGTATCAAGACAAGTTCTATTTGACTTTGATGCACAACAGCTTTCAGTTGAGCCAATAGCATTTAATCAAATGCGTGTCAATCTTTCAATCGCCGTAAAAAGGATTCAAGAATAATGGCAAACTTAATCATACCGGCCGGTAGTGCAATAGTTGGTGCGTTCTTCGGCGGACCGACAGGTGCAAGCCTTGGTTGGATGCTTGGTTCAGCACTTACTGGTTCTGACAACCAGAATACACAGCAGCCACTCGTAGGTGACCTACGTGTCCAGACTTCGCAGTACGGTGGAGCTATTCCATTCGTTATTGGTAAGCAGCGAGTTGCCGGTAATATCATATGGGCCGCAAATAAAACGACCTATAACATACACAACAATGTCAGCAAGTATGGTTCTACTTCAGGTGACAATATTGGTTATAAAGTGAGTATGTTGATCAGCATTTGTAAGGGACCAATCTTAGGGATAAGTCGAGTTTGGGCAAATAACAAAGTGATAATCGACTGTACCAGTTCAAGTAAACCACTCATTGGTCAGTTATATCTCGGAAATGAAACCCAAAACCCAGATGCGACATATGTTGCTCATGTAGGAGCAGGTAATGCACCGGCATATCGTGGGTTAGCATATATTTCACTGACAGACTTTGACTTAGGGCCAAGTGGTCAACTTCCGCAGTTTAGTTTTGAAGTTATTAGCGAGAGCATACTATGAGCTTAATCCCTTCATTAAAGTTTGAAAAAGTTTGGAGTAAAGATGTAAGTTTACCCATTGACGTTGTTAATGACAGTAGGTATGTGTATGTGTTGACTTCAGCAAGTGTAACTGCATATGAATGGTGGGGAGAAGAATCACAGCACGAGCCTCTTTGGCAGAACTATGGATCATTAGAATGGCAAGAGAAAAAGTTCATCTTGAAAGCTACTTTTCCATGTACCGGTATGCAATGGTTATTTTTAGATTACAACTGTCTTTGGGTAGTTGGTTCAACCACAATACAAAGAATAGACTTAGACCCAGAGGAAATACTAAAAGCTCCTACTGACGGGTGGTCTTCTGGGTTAACAATGGACAAAACTTTATTGAGTAACCCTTGTTTTGTTAACAATAAGCTTTGGGCTCTTTGTGTAAGAGACAACGACAAGCTTCAATATTTAAAAATCGTTGACTTACCAACAAAGTCACAGACTAATGTTGAGTTTATTACTAGATCTCAAAATGTAAGAGCTGATTTAACGCAGGCATATAATGACTATGTCTATGTTACCGCATGGAATAGTGGTGCAGTATTAAAATATAATGCAACTACTGGTTCTTTTGTATCAATCATTCCAGTAAATGCAAACCCATATAAGTTACGAGTTGACAAGTCAAATAGACGCATCTATGTAGCAAGCTATGGTGGAATGATTAGCTATATTGATCCAGATACTGACGCAGTTACTCACGTGCATAGCTCTATTCAGTCATATGGTGATGCGCCTACAACTTGGAAAAATGACGGTCTTCTTTTAGATTTTGATTTTACTTCTGACGGTAAGCTTTGGTACTTAACCTTAAATGAAGATCCGACAAGTTTTTCAAATGCTTCATTTCCTACACCAGACCCAACTGAAGTATTTGATCAAAACTTTAACCCGGCTGTGCCTGAAAGTGGTGCTGCAACTTCTCTTGGCAGAATAACGATGTCTAACAATCAACACGTCTTTACGACATTGATTGACAGTATTACAAAAGCTGGTTCAGCAAACAATGCGTCTTTTTTATTAAGAAAAGCTGGCTCTGAAACAACTGATTCTTATATTGGAACTTATACAAATATACCAACTACAGAACTTGAAGACAAAGACTATTTTATTAGAAGATTTTCTACTTCTTTAGATAAGTTGACTATTTCAAGAAGTTTTACTTATTCAAGTTGGGACGGTTCAAGTATTAACTCAGTTACAGTTTCTCCTTATTTGTTTTTACTTTCAAGTGATAAACTTTATGGAATAAGACTCATAAATGAACTTTGTAGAGAAAACTATGTCAAGGTTACTATGCATCATATGGTAAGTAATGGCCAATACGACTATACAGGAGATTCGATCTAATGTCAGCTTGCCCAAGACCAAGTGTTAAAGTTAAACATCAAGCACCAAGTTCAACTGGATCGTATACAGCCGATCACCCAACTCCACGTGAAGCAGCTTGTAATGCAACTAACTCTACAGTTGAAAAACAAGGTTCTGGAAGTACAACTATAACTAATACTTCTCCAGACTATCCAACTCTTCCTACTCAACCTTGCGTTCTAGGCTTTAAGTTTGAAGGTGCTTGGGAAGCAGGTAAGGCATATAAGAAACAGACTTGTTTTATCAACCCAAATGGATCAGTTGTTCGTCATGGCGGTTCAACTTGGTTGTGTATTGCTGATCACACGTCTGGCACAGGTCTTGAACCAACGATTGACGACCCAACCCCACCGTCAGTAAATGGCTCTCAGTACTGGGAGATCTGGGCTGAAGGTCAGTCTGATCTTGACAAAGAAAAGGCAAAGGTTGAAGCTGAAAAGTCATGGCTTGACAAAGTAACTGACTGGGTAAAAGACATGGACATCTGGGATTGGCTCAAAGTAGCCGCAGTCGCCGGTGGCTTGATCTATGCAGGTGTTAAGTTACTTGATCAGATGGACGCTAATGGAGAAGGCGACGGAAATGCCGATCAACGTTACAATGGATCACCTGGCTATTCTGGTACTTATACCAAGCCTACTTTACGTGCTGTTCTGACCACACTATGTGATTATGGCTCTATCGACAGCGATGTGTCGGCAATCAGTTCTACCGAGACGGTTGAGTTTACCATTGCAAGTACAACTTCAGTTCGAACTGTACTTCAGCAACTGTCAATCGCCTTCAACTTCGACATGGTAAACTCAGGTGGAATCTTAAAGTTCGTACCAAGAACCCCAAGCATTGTTGAGACTTTGACGATTCAAGATCTTGGTTTTTCAGCAAATGCACTGCCGCCTGCTCCTTATACCAGTAAAAGATTTCAAGGCATTTCGCTACCCAGAAAGATCAATGTCACGTATTTCAGCCCAAGCCTTGACGGCAACAACTATACACAGTCGGCTGAGTTGTTTACATATGCCGAAGGGAATGAGATTTCAGTCAATATCCCAATCGCATTGACTGACGCTCAAGCAAGAAAGATCGCGGAACTTTCATTGACAAATGCTCATTTAGAAAGAATGAACTACAAGTTCACAACAAGCTATAAGTTTATCCACTTAGAGCCAAGTGACACCGTTGATTCACCAATGGGAATCATTCGAATAACCAAAATGAATGAAGTTGAAGATGGCTTACTTCAGTTTGAAGCCTGTGACGCTGGGGAACCAAGCGCCTCTGCGTTGAGTAACCTTGCATACAGCACACCAAATGCAACAGGCAACACTGACGCAACCTTGGGTTATTCAGCCAGTATCTTCATTGATCCGCCATGGACTGATGTGTCAGACACTGGTATTCGTCTATTCAGTGTAGTTCATGGCTATGGCAAGCCAAACTGGCCAGGTGCAATGATCTACGTAAGTCGTGACAATGGTTCGACCTACAACCAAATGTTGACTGTTACAAATGAAAGTACGTTTGGCAAAGCAAATGCTGTTTTAGCTGCACCAAACATTACTACTTCTGGAGCCGACACTGGCTGGGACGTTGCCAATACACTGTCAGTCACATTGAAAACAGGAACTTTGACTTCAACTTCAGACGCAGATGTAGTTGCCGGCGCAAATCGACTTTATGTTGGACAAGAGTTGATTGCCTTTGGTGTTGCAACTTTAACGGCGCCAAATACGTACACCCTGTCTAGGTTAAAACGTGGTCTTACTGGAACACTTCAGTTTGGATCAACTCATGGTGCCGACGAACTTGTAACTCTTGCCAGCACCTTAGTTCGAGTTCCATTACTTGAAAGTGACTATAAGAAAACGCTGAAGTTTAAAACGGTGACCGTTGGTTCAACTCTTGCCGTTGCCGATGAAGACACCGTCGAAGTTGTCTCTAACAACAATAAACTTTGGGCGCCAACTTTGTCAAGTGCGACATTTAACTCAACTGATAACTCATGGGTTCTTGTTTGGACTGAAAATATTCGTTCACCTGACGTCTTTAATAATGGAGCCAGTACATTGACACAGGTTGACGCCGATCAAGCAGGTTGGGGTGTAGCAATATTAGATTCGAGTTCAAATGTTGTAAGTACGAGACCAGTTGGTTATAAGACATACACCTACACCGCCGCGGAGCAAGCTGCAGATTTTGGATCAGTTCAGTCGCATATTAAAGCGGTGGTTGTGCCAATGCATACGCGTTATGGTGGTGGCTATCCGTTAACTATAAATACATAAAAGTGAGGGCTATATGGCTAAAGGGAAGGGAAAAGATGGAGGCGATAAAAAATGCTGAACGCTACGTTTTCAAAAAGACAGAGAAATAAACGCAGAGACGCAGACAAGACCCTTAGTCTGTCAGTTTTCGTAGCCTTTCGGGAGTTAAGTAATGGCATTAGCAACTAATACAGATTTAGGCACGATCGTGCTAAGTGGTGACTTTTATGGTGACAATGCTGCAGCACCCAGCCTTGTAGCAAGTGGTGTCACTCCTGGTGTTACTTCAAACTTTTATTCGCAAGTCATTGACACAAAGGGTAGAACTGTTTATAGAGCAGAATATGATCAGTTATCGCCTGCTGATTACAATGTAATCTATAACTTGCTTGGTGGTTCTTCATTACCGACGGCAACAACTTCAAACTTTGGTATTGTTCAGATTGGTAGTGGATTTTCTATCAGTTCAGGAACTCTTTCTGCAGCTATTGCCACTTCATCAAATACAGGTATCGTTCAACCAGGATCTGGTTTGACTGTGAGTAGTGGCGTTATTGATTTAGTGACAGCTTCAGCTTCAGTACTTGGTGGAGTAAAGATTGGTTCTGGATTGACAAATACTTCTGGAACAATAAGCGTTAGCTTAGCAGCTTCAGATGGATCTTCACCTGGCTTAATACAAGTAGGTTCAAGACTTAGTGTCACCGCTGGAGTAATAAGTTTCCCTGTTGCAACAACTTCAACCGCTGGCCCTGTAATAGTTGGCTCAAACTTTTCTGTTTCGTCAGGAACAATAAGTGGAAATATTGCAACTGACACGATTCTCGGTTTAGTAAAAGTAGGAAGTGGACTTGATTCAACTGGTGGCGTTATTACCCCATCTATTACTTCAACTTCAAATCTTGGTGTTGCTCAAGTTGGTACGAATATAAATGTTAGTGCTGGTATCATAACAGTTCCTACAGCAACTACGTCCGCAAAAGGTGTTTTTAAAGCTGGGACATACACTACTATTGATGGTAGTGGTTCATTAAGTATTCAAACAGCAACTTCAACTACATTTGGGGTTATTCAAGTTGGTACAGGTTTAGAAATAGATGGTGCCGGTGCAATAACTTTAGTAAAAGCTACTACAACTCAACTTGGTGCAATCATTGCTGGCTTAGGCATTTCTGTTGCTGGAGATGGAACCTTAAGTGTTGGGTATGCAACAAGTATGACCGTTGGAACATTTGATTCAGTTGGAAATGGATTGACTTTTTCTGGTGGCATCGTAAGTCGCACAAGATCAAGTATTTGGGGTATTTCACAAAATGCCAGTGGAACTTGGACACATTTAAGTGAATCTTTTAATGCTACTTCTACTGGTACTGTTTCTTTTCAAATGAGTTCTGAAACAGTTAGAAAAGCATTTGTGACAATGACAACTAATGG